AAAATAAACTACTCACTCTTACAGTCATAGAGGATAAAAATGGGAGACTAACGCTTTCCTCCAAAGCGAAGTTCAAACATCAGGATTCTGGATCCGTTGCTTATGCAGATGTATTCAATAAAAGTGTTCACAGCACATGGAGGACTTTTTTGAGTACCCATTAGGTTGCAGGTTCGAGTCCTGCCGAGGGCACGGAATAGTACGCGGTTAATAATCAGTATTTTTAGAGTTTGCTAAAGTTATCTCAACCCCCTGTTGAGGTAATCTCCTTGGGGCTGGCAGTCCCTACCTGCCTATGGCTAGTGTCACCACTCCTCTCCCTTGGTGGCACTAGTCTAAAGCGCATTAGGTACAATACAACACGCCCTCTTTTAAGTCTTATAGAGATATAGTTTTAGTTGTAGGGTATTAATCATGTTGGAAATTGTACAAAAAGTATATTACGTCAATGGTGAGTGCGCCCCATTCTGGGTGGCTATTGTTGATGACCCTGCCGAAGGTGATACAAAGTTAGTTATTATGTTCGAGGACGAAGATTTTACGGCAGTGCTATCACTAGATGATCTTATTGAAAATGAAGATGTTAGCGAGCCTTGGGACGCAGATGTGTACGAAAATGTATTGCGTGAACATCTCTGGGACAACTAATGACAACTATTGTAACTACATCTTCTAGTCAATATTCAACTATGATTGCCGATCAGGGTATCACTAGTGATCGTATGCACCCCGATATGAACAAGATTGTTAAGCAAGGTACTTGGCTCGTTGCTGTCTGTGGGGAAGATAGAGTATGTGATGTTGTGCAATACGCAACAAAGTTTCCTAAAGTACCAGAGTTATTAGTAAAGAAAAGTATAGACGAATGGTATCCATGGATCGTTACTAGAGTTATCCCTGCTATCAATAACGCGGTGTTAGACAACCTCCACAAGTCATACCATAACTCTATTGGTGATAGTGAAGCCATTATTATCACACATGGTCGCGCATTTTTGGTGGGGGATTCATTGGGGATTACTAAGGCAGATCCTTACTGGTCAATAGGATCAGGTGGCTCTCTTGCTATGGGTGCATTGGGTACTAAGCAATATGACCCAGACTGGGACACTAACCATGCCGAGTACGCTAAACAGTCCATTGAGATTGCTCAGTTGCATGATCCTTACACTAGAGGCAAGATTACAGGCTTTAAGTCTTTCCACACTGGACGTATAGAAAGTATTTGACTGTTGTAGGTCTTTCCTGTATATCTTTATTATGAGATATATAGTTACTTTAATGAATGTCAAAGGTGACCAAACACCTGACCCTAATCGTAAGATCCAAACATCAATGGGTCTTGCTATTGCTCACGCCCATAGGTTATTAGATAACACTAAGGATTCAAATAATTCAGCAGTAATTAAAGAACTGGACGGAAATAACAAAGCCCGCCTAGTTAAGGTAGTCACTAGAAGACAGATAACTACACGCCTACCTACACAAAAAAGTAGAATTTGACAGGATAGTACTTAGTAGGTTATGCTATCTAAACTATGACAAAAAAAATAAATTATTACAATGAAACTGACTACAGATCTTTACTACCTGATCTCTGGTCTGAGATCATTCCTGGGCTTTTTATGGGTGGAATTGCAGAAGCCTGTAACATAGAAGAAGATGTGCGCCTCACTAAGGAGCATTTTGATACCGTAGTTACGTTACACGCTTGGTCTCAACCCGTTGATTGGTACGTTAGAGAGATAAGGCAGACATTCCATGACGGCGACACGGGTGAGATAAACACGGACGATCTAAAGTTTTTAGTTGATGCCATTGAAGTGGATCTATCAAAAGGTAAGAAAGTTTTTGTTAGATGTCTTTCTGGTATTAACAGGTCTGGTTTAGTAGTGGCTTTAGTACTTATTAGGTTGGGCTACCCTGCTAGTTATGCTATCTCTTTAATCCGTGAGAAGCGAAGTCAGTGGGCGTTGTGTAATGAGTATTTTGAACAATGGATCTATGAGAATGAAAAAGTGGATTGGTGGATTAAATGATAGATGAACTTTATGTCGCCTATGGGTCTAGATACTTAGACTGGAAGTTAGGGAAAAATCACCCAACCAATCCCGAACGTGCTTTCTTGGCTACCGAGTATCTAATGAACGAAGTTAGTAACGTAACTATTGTCAGTCCTAACATTCATGCAGATGACGTACGCAAACTTACTGAAGTACATAGTGCTAAGTATGTAGAAGATGTTCTGTTCCGAGGTGTCTGTGATGAGTGGGAAGGGTCTAACATATCTTTAGGTAATACGGCTTTAACTATGTTTGCTGGTACTGCTCGACTTGTGGAACTCATGATTGCTAAAGAGGCAAGAGTTGCTTTTAATCCTCAAGGCGCTAAGCATCATGCGCAATACGAAAACTCTAGTGGCTTTTGTGTGTTCAATGATATGGCTTGGTCCGCGGGTGAGTTTGCTAAGCACGGTTTGACCTCGCTTTACATTGACTGGGACGCTCATCATGGAGATGGAGTTGAGAACTTATTACTAGAGTCTGGGACAGTAACTGCAAGTATCCATGATGGAACTATTTATCCGGGTACTGGTAGAGATGGACATGATGTGAAGTTAGGTGCTTACAACTGGGCACTACCTCGCAACTCTGGAGACGAGAAGTTTGTAGAGGCTATGAATCAGATAAGAGAGTTAGCAGATATTGTTAAGCCTGACGTTATCCTTTTAGCAACTGGGGCAGATGCACACAAAGATGACCCCCTATCTAGTCTTAACTTTTCCTATGATGGCTACGAGTACGCCTCTGATGTTGTGGCAGACATTGCTAATAAGTACTCAGAAGGTCGTGTCTTAATTGGTGGTGCTGGTGGTTATCAGCCTCTAACTCATACTCCTAGAATCTGGGCTCAAGTGGTTACCGACATCTTCAATAAGACACGAGGGGATTAACTTGACTTTTGCAGGAAGATCCCTATACTTAACCTATGGACACAAAGATAAAAGAAAGTGCATACGTTAATTCGGTTCACGATACCGAGGAGGGTGTTTTCCACCTTTCGGTTTGTAAATCAGGATATCCATTAGCGCAATACGCAATGGTTACCTTTACGGGTGATCTAGGTATTGTCAAGTTATTTACTCTTCCTGTTAAATCAGTCGAGGTAAATAACTTAGAGGAAGCAAAGCAAGAGTTGCTTAAGGCTTTCAGACACATCTCATGAAAGGGGATAAGAAATGAAAAGTAATAAGTTATCAGAAAAAGCAGGAGAGTTGTACACATCAGGTCTATCCATTGATGCTGTTGCAGATGAACTTGGAGTTGCTTACCGCACTGCTCGTAAGTCAATCTCATTAGCAGGAGTCACTTTAAGAGATCCCTCAAAGAGACTACTAGGACGTACACGCCCTGATCGTAAGATCGTAGCCTAGATGAGAACTAAAGTTGTTTGGACATCAGTCATTGCCGTAGCCCTTGGAGTAGGTTCTATTATCTCTGCAGGTTTTGGTAATAGTGACTTAACACTTGCATTAGGTTTAACATCACTCACTGCAGGTTTTTTATCTTCTAGAGAACGTTAAAGACATCTTTAAGTGTTTGCCTCTCACACTCTAAACAGGGGGGCTTTTAGTTTGTACGAAATGTAGAATCATGTATCTATTAATCTTCCTGTATATTTCTAGTACTGGGCACTGAATGGTTCAGTGCGGGTGCAAAAATATGGAAGGACGGCACTCATGTCAGTTGCGAAAATGAAAGCAATTCTTATGAGAATTGTTGCAACATTCGCTGCGACAGGTCTAGGAACTATTGGGGCTGGCTCTATTGTCGGCATTGATGTTCTTACGGCTGTATTAATCGCAGGTATAGGAGGGGTCGCTGTCGTGGTGGAGGGTCTAGCCCGCGCATATGTCAGTGACGGCGTACTAACTATGAACGAGATAAACGGTGTTTTCTCTAAAGTAAATGATGACGTAACTACCTAGGTTGATGTCGCAAGAAAGCCCCTCACTCTTACGGGTGGGGGGCTTTCTCGTTGCTTACTTAAACGTATGCAGACTTACAGATCTCCATGATTTCGTCTGACGTTAGTAGTCTTGCGGGTACTCTAGTCTCGTCCCAAACTTTCACGCTGGTAACTCTGAAACTATTGTTGATAAGTGTTGCTACGCTTTCGCGGTTGTCTGCTACAAAACTGTAGGTAGATCCTATCGAAGTTATTTCTACACCATACATATGTTTACCTTTTCTCTCTTTGTCATTTCCTATTGTCATTTGTCTTAGTGGTGGTGCACCTCTTGAGGGGGGAATCAAGAGGTACACCTTTTGGTCTTACGGTGTGCAACCTTTTGCCGTGCAATACAAACTAAAAATGTAGGCTAGTCCTCTAATAATCAGCCACCCGCCTACTACAAGGGTTACTGCCATTAGAGTATTGATTACCAACTCTCCACGTTTTGTAAGTTTTACCGTGTTACTCATTCTCTCCTCTTTTCTATACCTTGCGGGTATGAACTAAGTATCGCACTATCTCCCTGACATTGCAAGTTTATTAGTTAGGCGTGTCGTGTCTCTGTTGCGGTGAGGTCTACTTGCGGGCTACCTGTACCTAAAAAATTTACACGTTTTCTAAAAAAAAATAGACCCCCTGAGGAGGTCTATCTTTTTTCTTAGGTACTAGTCTGTCTGTTCCAATTGCTCTAGGAGACTGTTCACTATGTTTAGTGCCTCTTGTCTGCCTGACATTCCTCTGCCTACTTTAATTCCTGCCTGCTCTGCAATTAATCTTTTGTAGATTTTCATCGCTGGCTCTCGTGTCAGTTGCATTTCTAGATTGGTATCGAGTTCGATTTCTAGTGCTTTCTTAATTAGGAATAGTTGCACTGGTACTATTTTTATTTCTACATCTAAGTCAATCATGTTTCTCTCCAATTCCTACTAAGTCTCCCTGACTTAGTAAACAAAGCATATCACACTTCCCTGACATTTTTAACACAACACACACATTCATTTTCTCTCTCTCTCTCTTTCATCTACATACACATTCATAGTCTTAACTCAACACACACACACAGCCTCAACCTCTAGTGGAGAGTCAGTGTTCCACATCGTGAGATTCTACCTGTTGCATAATACGCAACAGGTTGCCGAAAAAAAGCCCGGAACGATTTTAGAGAGCCTCCGATATATACGCCTGCCCACTCACCCGTCAAAAGCAAAATACGTTAAAGTTCATAAAAATAAACATTCGTCCAATAAAGTCAGACCTGCTTGATTTAACTAATGTTCTGATGTAACGTGTCCTTATGGCACAGGTACCTCACTACAACGTAGTAATTGCTACTCCGGGTTCAGCAATGAAAGCCGAATATGTACAGAGTATTGTCAAAACCTGCGCAGTTTTAGGTAAAGAGGGGCTCTCCTACACTTTTCTTAATAAAGTATCCTCCTTTGTCCCATCTGCTCGCGAACTAACAGCCACGGATACCTATGTACATAACTGGGAAACTAGGGAAATTGGCTCAGGAACCTTTACATACGACAAAATTATCTGGATTGACTCCGACATTGAGTGGACACCCGAAGATTTTATGTCTTTGTATCATCAAGACCTAGATATTGTCTCGGGTTTGTACCAAACATCATCAAATGGAACAGTTGCAGTCAACTACCCAGACGATAAAGGGCGACCTACAAAGGTAAATAAAGTAGAGTTCCTCCTACATGATGAACCCGTAGAGGTAGGCGGGGTCGGTTTTGGCTTCTTAGCAGTAAAACACGGGGTTTTTGAGGCAATGGAGCGCCCGTGGTTCCTAATTCGTCGTGTTAAGTGGGAAGATCTGGACTTTTACACCAACGTTGGGGAAGATTATTCGTGGTGCGCTGCTGCTCAGGATGCTGGATTTAAGGTCTATATCGACCCAAACGTGAAAGTCAACCATCACAAGGAAACCGTCTACATAGTTTAGTTAACCTTTGTACGCTTAATCAACTTACTGTACGATAGTTAAGTGAACCGTCAGCCTCCTCTCCCACAAGATGAGTGCATCTTTCTCAATTCGCTTCCAGATGGTAAGAAAAAGGACCGTTTACGTGGACTTTGGGAGGCTGGCTGGTCTCTTTCCACTTTAGGAGAGGCAGTAGATCCCCCTAGACCAAAATCTACTATCCACTTCTGGGTACGTAACGCTAAGGTAACGACACAAAGGCGTGAAATTCCTAAGCCCGCCCCAACATCCCTTACATCTGTGGCACCCACCAAGTTTGCTCCTCGTCTGAGAACGATTTCTCCGGGCGTCCCTTCCGATATAAAACCTAAACTTAAGGAACTATCTATCCTTGCAAAAAGGTATAGGTCTAAAACATCAATTAATAGCCCATATGCGCAAGCAAATACTGAACTTACCCAGATAGCCCGCTCTTTGCGTGCTAGAGGGGTGCCAACTGCAGAGATTGCGAAGGCTGCTGGGGTTACATATCGTGCTATGGCAAAACGTCTTAGTCAGTAAGAGGATACTTTGAGTAGAACATACAAGACCGAATCAGGTATTTATAATGAATCTGATTTGGTAGTCGCAGTTTGGGTAAATCCCAAGCATGCTAGTAGTAATCAGGCACGTTATTTAGAGACTATGACTAGTGAAAATTCTAGATATCCCCTTGCTTTTCCTAAAAAAGACCTTAAAGAACACCCTGCTTGGAGTCATTGCCCTGTTGCAACATGTACAGAGGACATTGATAAGTATCTTATAGAGCCTTTAGATAATGTTTTGGCTAGCCGAGAAAGGCCTCTTTTAATACCACTACCACTAGCAACGCAGTATATGGGCTGGGATTCCTTCTATATTCCTACTGAATACACGAAAAAGAGCCTTTAGGAGACTAAAATGAGCAAAACATTAGACATTTTCCCTGCATATGCTGTTGTACTGCCCGCAAACACCATAACTAATCTTTACGACATTGCAGCCCTATTACCCATGCCAAAAGGCGCTGCGCGTGTAGAAACGGTAAGAATCGTGGTAATTGAAGGCAGAATAATGATTGTTCAAGACTCTCCCGAAGGACCTACCCTAATTTTCCAGGAAAAATATTTAGAACTTAAGAAAGAAGGTAAGTACCACCTAATGCGCACCGAGTCAGGTAAGGCGCTACTGTTTGGTAAAGACGCAAATTGCGGCTGTGGGAGTCGTCTACGTACGTGGAACCCTTTTAACATAGTTCAATCAACAAAGGACAATGAATGACATTCATAGAAGCGCTTATCTTTGGTCTAGCAACTTACAGAATAACTAGATTCCTTACACGAGACGTGCTGTTTAACGGAACCAGAGATAAAATTTGGAATAAGTACCCTCCAGAGAGCAGCAAGATCGGATACCTCTTCACCTGCGAATGGTGCATGAGTATCTGGGTCGCATTAGTACTTCAAATATCCCGTATGATTATTCCAACACCAACCTATGTTGTAGAGATTGTTTTTGCAATGTCTGCAATTGCAGGACTGTTGACCGCGTATGAAGATAAAGATTAATTTCATGCTCCGCAACGTACATGACGAGGAGAAATAGTGGGCGTCTTCAGCCGTGGAGAATCCAACGAGCAAGCAAAGCCTGCGGGCCAGAGCGCACCCGTACGTACTCGTGCAAACAATTCTCGTATAAACATTCCAGAAATCACTGGACCCTCCTCTGTGTTTCTACAGCAACCTGCAAAGTCTCCTAGTTACTCTTCCCCTCGCACACTTACAGCCGCAGCCGCACAAGTAAAAGTAAATGACAAAGCAGAGTTCGAGCAGTTCCGCGCTCGCCGATCTGCTGGCTCTAGCGCTTGGCAGGTTGAGGCATGGGAATACTACGATGCTATTGGTGAAATCAAATACGCTTTTAATCTTGTTGCATCCGTTGTTTCGAGAATTCGTATTCACGCTGCAGTTGTAGATGATCCTTCACAAACTCCGACTCCTATCAGGATGTCAGACACGGTTGACAAGGGACTTGCTGCTGCTGCTGAACGTGCCTTAGCCCGTCTTGATAGTGCTTACGGTGGTCAAGCAGGTCTTCTTAAAGATGCTGCTCTCAATCTTTCCGTTGCAGGCGAATGCTACTTGGTACAGATGCCAGAGCGTATTGGTTATGGAATTCCAGAATCGTGGGACATTCGTTCTGTAGATGAAGTATTAGTTGATCAACGTGGCGGATTTAATATTATTGGTCGCCGTGAGCAACACTCCAACAATGGATCTGCTTCTTCAGGAACTATGGCTGGCGGACAGAAACTATCTGAAAATGCTTTTGTTGGTCGCATCTGGCGTTCACACCCACGCTTCTCAGATGAAGCGGACTCATCGCTACGTGGTCTGCTAGATCTTTGTTCAGAACTACTCCTTCTTAATCGCACTTTCCGTGCTACTGCACGCTCACGTCTTAACGCTGGAGCACTTTATCTCCCAGACGGTTTATCCGTAGCCGCACAGGGAGATGGAAACTTTCCATTTGATGAAGATGATGATTTAAATCCAGGCTTTACTGTAGAAGAAGCAGAAGACGAGTTTGAAGAACAACTCATTGATGCAATGACAACTCCGATTCGTGATGAAGAATCTGCGTCAGCAGTTGTTCCACTTATCATTCGTGGACCTGCAGAACTTGGCGACAAGATTAAGCAATTTAAATTTGAGCGTTCATTTGATCCTGCACTTGCAGAGCGCGCAGATCGCGTACTAGAACGCATCTTGCAGGGCCTAGACGTGCCTAAGGACGTTGTAACAGGTCTAGCAAACGTTAAGTACTCAAACGCTGTACAAATTGATGAGAACCTCTACAAGGCTCACATCGAGCCCCTAATGCTTCTTATTGCAGATGCACTAACAATTGTCTACCTACGCCCTTACTTGATTGCTCAAGGGTACAGCGAGTCTGATGTAGAACGAATTGTTGTTTGGTATGACCCATCAATGGTTTCTACACGTAATGACCGCGCTACGGATGCGGACGCAGGGTTTGATCGCGGCGCTGTATCTTACGAAACATGGAGACGTGCACACGGATTCTCCTCATCGGATGCACCATCTCCAAATGAAATGGTAATTCGAATGCTTCAAGAAAAGGGTGCAATCACACCTGAACTTACAGAGGCAATGATCGGAGCCATTGCACCAGAAATACTAGGAGCAATTCGCGCTGCTCAACAGGAATCATCAGTTGGTCCTATCCCACCAGATGTTCAACAAGTTTTAGATCAAGCCAAGGGTGTACCTGCTGGTACTGAACCAGCACAGGATGCAGGAGGTGAGAGCGTTGGCACAGAACCCGTCGTCTAATTGCCCACCAGCAACTCAAGACATTGCAATCAATCTTAAGAATCGCAAAAATGCAATTGATACAGCAATGTATGGACCTCTTAACCCTGCAGAACCAAACGAAGAATATTGGGCAACACTTGGCTCCGAGTGGAATGTAGATGCAGAAACTGCAAAGCAGCAACGCTGTGGCAACTGCGCCGTATTCATTCAAACCCCTGAAATGCTTTCTTGCATTGAAGATGGTCTAACAGATAACTCAGATGAGTTTGAAGCAATCGATGCTGCAGGCGAACTTGGCTATTGCGAAATCTTTGATTTCAAATGCGCATCTGCTCGTACTTGTCGCGCTTGGGTTGCTGGCGGCCCAGTTACTGCTTCTGTAATAACTATAGAAAATAACAAACTAAGGAATAGTCACATGAACGTTCAAAAACCAGAACTAGTTAACGTACTAGCAGTTGGACTGAGTGACTCAATAGTTCTGTCTTTAAAGATTCAAGGCGCCCACTGGAATGTCATGGGTCCTGACTTTGCTCAGTACCACGAGTTTTTCCAAGAAATCTATGAAGACGTGTACAGCGCTGTTGACCCTTTTGCAGAAAATATTCGTAGATTAGGGGCTATGGCTCCATCCAAACTTGTAGAGTTTGCAAGCATGACCAACGTTGAAGATACAGAGGTTGGTTACATGTGTATTGAATTAACTAAAGACATCTTAAGTGCAAATAGCGCTGTTTTAGATCATCTAAAAAGAGCATTTAAAGTTGCAGAAATGTTTGATGAAGAAGGTATTGCTAATTTCATTGCCGAGCGCATTGATATGCACTCTAAGTGGGATTGGCAACTTAAGGCAACGACGGCTCAAGGTATTTAATAAATGTCAAATAACACAGATTTTACAAAATGGGCTGAGAGTAAGGGTAAAGACTACATCCCTCTTGACCCCGTTACTGCCGCTGGTAAAGGACCTTGCTGGGACGGCTATGTCCAAGTTGGAATGAAGAAAAAAAATGGAAAAATGGTTCCTAACTGCGTTCCAAAAGATTCCTCAGATGCGTCAGAATTTGCAGGATCTAAAACTCCTGCTCCTAAGAAAGATCAAGTTAAAGGCTCTAGCAAGAATAAAAAGGGCTCTGCTGGTGGCGGGAAAAAGGTTGTATTCAGTGCCTCAGTTGAGAAGAGCATAGAAAATAAAGTAAAAGAGCACAACGAAAAAGCATCTAAAGAGCGTAAAGCAACTATTGGAATGCTTAAGGCTGTCTATCGCCGTGGCGCTGGAGCCTATTCCGTATCGCACCGTCCAGGCATGAATAGAAACCAATGGGCAATGGGTCGTGTGAATGCCTTCCTACGTCTATTAAAATCTGGTAAACCAAAAAATTCTGCTTACACGACAGACAATGATTTACTTCCATCAGGACATCCGCGCTCGAGTAAGAAATCAAACTCTTCTTTGATTGCTTCTGCTCTTATACCTGAAGAAAGAGATCTAGCAGATGCAATTCTTTCTGTAGTAAATAAGTATGGAAAATTTAACGAAGACGAGACTGGCGTCTGGGCGGGCTACACCCCAGCAGCACAGAATGAAGTTGCTAGTATCGGTGTTGTTTGTAAAAATTGTGTATTTTATCAAGGAGATGTTTGTAAAATCATTTCACTTCCAATTGAACCGTTAGGCAAATGCCGTTTTGCAGTTATTCCAGACGGTTTAGTTAGTGAAAACGCTATTAAAGAATACACAAAAGATAAAAAAGATTTGATAGGGTTAGTCGAAGAAGTTTATGTTGATAACGAGTTGTCTATAGAACTTAGAAATCAAGACAGTTACGCGACACCTGAAGAAGCAATTTTTGCTTTGACAGAGTTTTCGGGTCTTGGTTATGAAGCAGAACACTCAATTCGTGCTTCATGGATGCGTGCAGTTAAAGAAGGCACTAATCCCTTTAAGCGAGCAAGGGCTCTTGCAATAGATACATACGATAGTAGCGATAGTGATTTATTGTCGCGGTTTGAGAGAGGCAACTAGAGATGCTTACTGGAAGTAAGATCTACCTAGTCCCAATGGCGTCCCCCCAGCGTCAGGCAGCAAATTTACGTAAATCTGCTCTTGCCATTCTTGCTTCTGCAAATTTTGATGCACCAGTTGAACGTAGAGTCTCGCCAAAGACTGCCTACGAGGTACTTGCTCGATCTCTAACTGGGACTTCTCATTTTACTTACAGCCTACGCTCTCACCTTGCTTTGAAGGAACTTTCTAGTTTTCTATCCCTTGCCCATAAGAATAAAGAAACTGGCTCTGTTTACATCCATAACGATCTTCTGCCCATTGGGCACCCTGCGGCAGCCAGAAAGCACTCTCTAACTGCCTCTGCTTTAGGCAATGCAAAAGTTAATTGGATTCTTGCTGGAATCGAAGTAGACGAAGACATGAAGACTTTAGTAGCATCTGCCATTAATTCCCCTAGTGATCATGCACTTCAGTACATAACAACTCGACTTAAGTCTGAAGAAAATGGCGGAGCAATTCTTAAGGCTCTACTTGCTGCTGGTGGTAACTCCACTGAAGCGCTATCTTCTCGTGCTCGCGATCAGCGTCGTGACCGTGAAGGTAAGTTTGCTTTTCAAGGTGGAGGATTTAGATTAAATATCCTAAGATCTGATGGTAAAGTTACTAGCCTCACAGGACAACCTGTTGCAGAACCAGGTGGAAGTTCTGGTAGTGACATCCAAATGGAAACCCCAGATGGAAAAATTTATCAAATACCTGCCAACAAAGGTCAGTACCTAAAAGCGGTAATTAACCCTACTAGTGATGGCTACAGCCCTGTATCTGCAGATTTCAGATCAGGAGATCAAGTAGTTAATGAATCAGATTTAGTCTCACTAGAGGCTCCTGATGGTTTCTACAAAGATGATTCTTACAAAGGTCCAGGAACTAAATACACTGATGATGCTTATGAAGTAATTAAGCATGATGGACCAAGTCCAGTGACCCGCGATCGTATTGAAAAATCAATTCAGTCTGCTCGCGAACGTGATAATGCTGATCCTGTTCAAATGAAGCAGGGTAAAGGCAATACTTGGGACCCAGACAAACCACTTTATGAAGTTACTAAAAAAGGTGACGCTCCAGGTAATGTTTCGTACACCCAAACTTGGGCAGATGCTCAGGACATCTTACAGAAAAAAGATAAAGACCAAGCCCCTGCTCGGAGTACAGATAGAGGTTCAAATCAAGAAACTACTGAAGACTTTGTTTACCCAGACGGTGCTTACAAACTTCCATTAGAAGTTGACTACACACCAACAGGTTCAGAAGATCCAGAGGCAAGTCGCGATTACACCGATGACCCTGTTAGTCTTGCTCAAAGATTTAGTGAAGAGGATCTATCTCTGGCGCTAGAGTCCGCCGTACTTCCTGATGAGGACGAAAATCCTGGAACTGGAATTGGAAATTTGCCGTTTTCCGAAGGAGATGAAGGTGTTCCTGCCGAGGCCATCTATCAAGCATTAGATGAGATTTCTAGTGGAAAAGAAGTACTTGCCAAAATTTATGATAAAGGTTTAGGGGACGGCTCTGACGTAAACCTTAAAAAGATTTTAGGTGATGACACAGGGTCAGACAATGTCGACATTGCTGACATCATCACAGAAGGAAACCGTAACGAAGATGGGTCAAAAGATTCAATTACTGAAGAATCTTTTAATGAACAAGAGTTACCACTTCCAGCACTACTTGCAGGACTATCAGAAGAAGAACTTGCTCAATACGAAGAAACTGGCGACTGGCGCCCATTCTTACCCGAGAACGAAGAAATTGATACTCCAGATGGCTACGCTCAACTAGACACTAGGCCAGTTGATGAAAGCGAGATTACCGAAGTTCTCTCTGATGGAGCAGCCGAAGAATTAGATCTACCATTAGGTTTTAGTGATAACCCTGTATGGCTTGCTCAGATTTTTAGTGATGAAGATTTGTCTTTATTTATTCGTCAAGCAATGGAACCAGATGCAGAGATGCCAGGCAGTGCCCTAATGGGTATGGTTGATGAAAACGGCGAAGAAACTGAATTATATGTTGATGGACGTAACTTCCGTGATGCTGCTCAATTACGTGGCATGGATACAAATGAACTTATGCAAAATATTGCTGCAGAAGGTTTTGCAGGTCAAGAAAAAGATTTAAGCGATGAAGAAATCTCTAACATGGAGAAAAACATTGAAGATGCAAAGTTAAAGCCAAAGCCAAAACCAAAAGAAGAGGAAAAAGTACTACCCCCCTATGTACAGGACAGAAACCTTCCTTTAGAAAGTGATCAACCTCCTCTTGGAGATAATCCTAATGATATCTTTGATGACCCACGTGTTTATGCCCCTAGTAGTAACCCCACAAAAGATGTCCCTGCAGATGAACTTTCAAACGGCGATTTAATTGACGCCAGTGTTTTTGGACAGGATAATCTAGACGGTATCTGGGCAGTTGCTGAAATTAATTTCTTTGACGGTTCAGATGAAGATGGTCAAAAAGTTAATGGAGAAATAACTTTAACCAGAGGTGATGATTCAGTAGTAGTTAGTCTTTCTCCTACAGATAAATTTACAGTACACGGGAATAGTTTTGACCGTGCTAAATCATTAAAACAAGAAATTATAGATGATTCTGCAGCCCCTGTTGGTATGTCAGATAAAAAAGAGGACAACAGAAGAGTAACTTATTCTGATCCTAAAGAAGCAAGTAAAGTTGTCCCCGACAACGGTCAAATTCCATTAGAGTTTGATGATCAACTTGAAATTGTTTACGAAGATCCATCCTTAGAAGATGTAGTAGGAGAGATACTTGTAGATGAAGACGGTACTGAAGTACCTACTAATCCTCAAGGTGATTTCCCAGATGGGCGAACAACAGTTGTACGTACCCCAAATGATGTAAAAAAGTCTAAAGGTGGCGCATACATTCTTGAAGAAAATGTTACAGGCTTGCAAGTCGGAGATGTTGTAACAAAAAATAACTTTGTAATTGAAAAAGTTATAGATATTGATGCAGATAGAGTAATGCTTGTCGGTCATTACCCTAACGGAGTCACACAAAACGGACCGATAGTTAGAAAAAATAGCAAAGTACGTATTTTTAGAAACACCGAACCACCTGTTAAGGGATCTAACTCCCCTCTAATCGAACCTAAGCCAGATGACTATGTTGGTGGCAGGACTGGTAGAGATTATAAATTGGCTCGTGCTCGGTACTTTGATGCTTTAAGAGATGCAAAACTAGAGTGGACTCCCCCCAGTGATCTAGAAGAGTTTATCTGGGTAAAAGATCCTAAAGTTGTAAATGGCTTTACGTATCAATTCTCCCTATGGTTATCTAGAAATGATCCTAGACATAAAGAATTATTAGACAGATTAGCCATGAGACTAAAAAATGTTTCTGGCGGACCCTACTCTTCGCCATCTATAACTAACGAACCTACAGACTCTTCTCTCGACGAGCCCATCCCTAGTGGCGTTGATAATCAAGATCAAGAGTATAGAAATTTAGAAATATCAGTTCCTGCAACAAAAGATGCGTTTGAAGAACTTGCTCAGGCTTTTTGGGAAGCAGATGGTAATGAAGGTCCTATGCCAACTGATTACGCAAAACAAGTTGCAGACATGCTTGGGCTGCCAGAGCCAAAGTATTTTTCTCCTCAGGATGAGGCGCAATTAAGAATATTTGATTCTGAAGATAACCAAGGAAATAAAATTGAAATCCCATTCTGGGAGAATCCAGACGGAACTCGATCTCCTTTTACTAAAGATGACCCACGTCAAGGTGGAGACATGTCCGAGGGTCGACTATTTCAAAGGTTCCCAGAGCCTATGCAACTTGGAAGTCCCTCTGATTCAGTAGATAACACTCCTGATGCTGCGGAAACTCCAACTCAAAGGGATAGAGGAACAGCGACTAGAGCAACTAGATCAAACAGCACTGTTGTACTACAAGGAGAGACAGTCTCTACAAACTCTGTCACTGATCAGGATGGCAAAAACTACGACGTACTTTCTGTTCTTCTGCCACGCCTTACTGGTCAACCAGAAATGTATGAAATTTTTATTATTGATTCATCTACTGGTAGAAGAGTTTATGGAAACTCTGCTACAGATAGAGAAGATGCCATAGCATATGGCGAAATAATCTCTAAAAAACTTGCAAGTGGTCAAATTAGAATTGCAGATGTAGACCATACTGCAAGTCCAGACATTAACTCTCCTAAAGAAGGGGACATGTCTGAGTACGTAACTGTAGATAGACTCCCTGAAGGGTCACCTAAAGAACGCTTACGTATCATTGGAGACGATGTCTACCGTAGTTGGCAAGAAGATTACTTTATATATGCAGATGGAAAATTCCAAGCACGTATTGGCGATCGAGTCCAGCACTACTTTGATGAAGATGACTGGTTAGGCGAAGGCAGAATTGTTGCTTGGAATGCTATACATAATCCTGGTGATAGAGAGCGTGAAGCATACGCAATTGTTGCATTTAGTGGCGGTCAATATCGTTTATGGTCTGCACGTATGATGTTCCTAAACGGACGCTCCACAGGGTTTAAAGATGACGAAAAGTCTCGTCCACCAGTACTTCCAGGAAATGTCCCAGCGGTCCCAGACTACTTTGACAATAAAGGAAAACTAGTTCCTAGAGATAGTGATGGAATTCTTTTAGGACAGCGTCGAGTACTTGGACGTAGAAATAGAGATATTATTTGGAATAACGGACGTCTTCAAGTAGATCCAAACATTATCAAACGTCGCAATAAAATAAATAAAGAAAGACAAGCTCGCGGTCTTTCTCCTATTGGCGCTGATACTAGTGTCGAAGGGGAAATTGGTTCAGCAGAGTTTAAAGAACTCTCTACTCAGTACGTAAATGCTGAGGCGTTAGCAACCCTTCGTCAAAATAGAAACATAGTCAATGCTTCATATGTAGAGGATTACAATGGCGGACCAGCAGTTGTTTACATGTTTGAGCCAGAAGATACTTCTTCTAAGTTCCGTATCGCTATTTCTATACCTAAAAATAATGCAAAAGATAAAAGTTTTTTTGGAACTATCGATACCTTAGATGGTGCTGGAAATATCACAAATACAATTGACATCTCACCTAGTACCAATTTTGAGAATGTTGTTTCTAGAACATTTACAAAAATGAGAGAAAACACTCCTGTACGAAGAGGCGAGTCTGACACGGATTCACCTAACTTTAATCCTGCCCCTGAAGGTCGTCCAGTACCTGAAGTAGGTAGGGATAACATTATTAGGCAAAGAGGAAGACAAAGAAGGCCAAACACTACTACACCTTCTCGTCCTGTTGCTCAGAGAAACATTAGTAATCAAGCACCTCTGACTAAGACCACTGATGGTAATGACGGCGGAGGCGGAATACCTTCCCCAATAAGTCCTCCTCCCTTAGCGCCCGTAGAGTCATCGGAGCCTCTTGGTAGTAAATTTATTAACAGAGGTCTAGATAGTCTTTTAGAGACATCTAGTCAAAATTATGATGGTTCTATAGAAAATGTAACAAATACTCCTGATCTAAATAAAGACAGAGCGCTCACCCCCTCTGGAGAAGATCTTTCTCAGAGGTATTTTGAAGAAAAAGGTTGGGATAGTAAAAAAGCCGCTCAAATAGCCGCTGCTGGATCTACTCGTCCTTCTCTCGGTAAACTCATGGAAATTATTGCTATGGGTGACGAAGACGAGAAAGAGAGTAAAGAAATCATTGCAAAATCTTATGGAGTAGGTGTTGACTTTGGTGGTTACACGCTTCGCGTAGAGTCCACAAACATAAACACGATCAGTGATGGTGATGAAAAAGAATTTCTTATTAGTTTAGAGATACTTAATTCAAAAGACATAGTCGGATCAGTTGTTAGAAAATTCTTTATAGATACTGATGGTAAAGCCGTAGCAACTGCTGAATTTTTATCAATGGACGATCCTGGTACAGGCTTCTCTTCGGCATACAACCAGTACATGGAAAATTGGTACATTGCAAATGACTTTAAGCAAGTAAACGTACATGCTGCTAGTAGTTCAAGTTATCAGGGAGGATATGTTTGGGCTATTGGGGGATACAACTGGAAGTCTTTCTCTAGCGGAGTTAGATACCTAGAAGATATGTATACAAGAAATTATTTTAATCCTGGAACTCAGGCTAATAAAGATATAGAATTCTATGTGCAGAAAGCAGCAGAGTCGATGGGGTTCTCGTCTGCTAAAGAAATGTTTGCACTTGCTGAAGTAAGTGGTTATGGTGAGGTGTCAAGAGATCTATCAGCATATTTTCCTACCCCTCGTGAATTAGCCTTGGTTGGGTTTAGTACCTCGGAGTCACTTAAGAGTGGCACGTGGGCGGGCAGAGACTACATGCTAGAAAATGGTTGGTATGGCACAAAGACCCTGCAACCAACTGCAACTGAACGTTTACAAGATTTAGCATACAATGATCTTAAGAAATCACGTGACATGGCTAAAAAGGGTGAAAACTCTATTGACCCATCACTTAGCCTAAGAAGTACTTTCACCTCTGATAGTACATATT